TTAACGCTTATTCAAACGCTCTGAAACTGCACTCACTACGTTTGGAGCCGTTTCATATTTTAAATGTGTATATTTTTCTGTCATTACTTTATCAGTGTGTCCTAGATAAGCGGCAACATGTTCTTTTGGAACTCCTGCTATAGCTGCTTGAGTTGTGAAAAAATGTCTTAACATATGAGGAGTAGCTTTGATCCCACATTCTTTCGAAACTCTATCAAACCATCTATTCAATTGAGTAGGGTGAAATGGCTTCGCTGTTCTAGGGTTAATAAGTATAAAGTCATCTCGATGTAGTATTTCCCCAAAGTCTTTTTTGATTTCTCTTGCTTCAGTTAAGACAGTGTTCAAGGCTTGGGTGCCTAGTTCATCAAGTGCGATATACCTTTCACTTTCAGCTGTTTTAACTCCGCCTTTACTTTGACCATCTTTAGATGTGGCATTCGTCCTACTATCTTCTAAATGAATCATCAGATTGCCTGTTAATTCATTTTGACTAATTACTTTAGGTGTTATACCACATACTTCACCACGTCTCATTCCATAAATACATAGATACACACATGAGTATTCGTATTTTGTTAGTATTCTTTTTGCAGTATCCATCCAAGACCAGTATTCGTCAAGGCTCAGATGTTTGTTTTTGGCAGGTTTTTCTGCGTCACCAATATGCACACGTTGAAGCCTATTTCTTTCTATCACACCGCAGTAAACAGCATCATTTAGCATGGCCATGAAAGCTATGTGGACAGAACGAACAGAATCTTTTCTTAACTTTTTAAGTAATTCTACAATATATAATTCGTAGTCATTTCTGTTTAATTGAATAAGTGGTAAGTTACCATATTTTGGTTTTATATGGTTTTTGTACAAGGAATCGTTTCCTAGTCTAGTGTCTTTAGACCATACTTTCTGCACAACTTTTTTATTAGCATATTTTTCCCAATAATCATTTACAGTTAATTTGCGGTTTAATAGTATACCAGTTTCGTTTCTTAAAGCTAAATCATCAATCTCTTTTAATCTAGCTTTTGCTGCAGTTAGCGTTTTGAATTTCGACTCATCAAATGGGGTCTTTACACCGTTAATTGTTACAGATTTTCGTATACGATACATAGTACCGTTTCTTTTTGTTTCGTAAGATAAAATACCAGGATATTTTGTTGGTTTATATTTATTTGCCATTATTAAAATTCCTTTCTATTGCCGGGCAGGCTATTAAAAAGGGTGGCATCACCTCCTTTAAAACGAATGTATGTTCTTTTTTTGCGGATTTTTTTAAGCTTAACTTTAGTTAAGCTTCTTGGTTCAATCTTTTTATAAAGCTATGATAAGAAATTATGGATTGTAAATTTTTTAATGCTGTTTGCCCAAATACTTCTTCTTTATAAGGATTTAAATATTTGAATAGAGCAGTGTTTTTGTTTAATCCTATATTGTGAATTAAATAGTTCATTATTCTACAGTGTAGTGCAGCTTTGCTAATTTTACAAAGAGACATTATACTGTGGAACGAATTTCCTTCCAATATATAATTAATTAGTTTAGTGTCATTTAAGTATAAAATAGATGCTATTATATTTGCTTCATCTTCAAACGGTAGTATTTCTTTAGGATAATGATCTTCAATATTTAATGATGCAAAAATTTGCATATACTTTTTTGAAGAACAATGAAAATATATGTGGACTAACTCATGTAAAATAGTGAATATCAGACGATGTCTCATCATATCGAAGTTCAAAAATATTTTATAATTATATCCATCAGTTACAGTAAACCCAGAAACCCTTTCTTTAAATGTCGGGTAAATTTTGTAAATGGTGTCGTTGATAAATTTGTATTCTGGATTAATTATCCTGTCGTTATCATCGAAAAATACAATTTCAATCATGAAGTTATTAACAAAATAATCTATAACTTCATGATAAGTTATTTCGGAAACAGGTATAGAAGCCCAATCTGAAATAACCTTTAAAAGAAATAATGCATTTTCTGAATAATTATTATAGTCTTCTGAATCAACATCTCTGTATTCTAACATTTTTTTATTATACATTAGCAACAGTCCTTTTTATTTTTTCTTGTCTCTTTCAAATAAGTCTTTCGCGACAGACATTAACTTATCTAGAGATTCATTGAATTCTCTCTTTTCTTCATCATTCATACCAGCAGTATTTTTTCTAAACATTACGATTAACTCATCTTCTTCTGGGTCTAATTTTTGCATACCAGATGTTTCCCTACCCAATAGATAATCAGTTGTAACATTAAAATAGTCTGCCACATTTTGCAATTTATCAGCAGTTGGTGTAGTTTTCTTCCACTGATAAAATAGGTTTTCGCTATAACCTAGTTCTTTTGCGGCTTGTTTTAAGTTTTTTCCACGCTTTGCAGATAACTCTTTTATTCTCTCAAATAGTGTCATTCTAAGCACCTCAAAATTTTGCCTGAGAAAATATAAAATTTTATGCTTTTTCTATTGACAAAAGTATAAAATGTAGTTATTATTATCTCGTAAGCAAGAATATTTACAAAATAACGTACTAAACAATACGCATTAAAACAGCTCCCCAGCAAGAATTAATGTGATGTGTAGGTGTATTTTGTATGCATTAATTGTACTACATTTTATACTTTTGTCAACAATATTTGTAAATATTCTTGCTAATTTTATAAAAGAAGGTGAGATAAGTGAAAACGACTTTAAAAAAAGAAGTCGCAATTACTCTAGCTGTTAAGGGCAAAAATCAAGCTTGGCTAGCGGAAAAGTTGGAAATCAACGAAGGATATCTTTCTAGAATTCTAAACGGTAGAGTTCAACCAAAAAAACAAATTAAGAAAATTAGAGAGTTTTTGGAAGAGGTGTAAGTAATGAATATCCAATTTGATTCAATTAGCACAAAAAAATTTTTTGAATGGATTGCTTCTAAATTTTTAGAAATAACACTTCCGATAATAGAAAGAAAGTTATCTGAAAATCAAGATGAAGAATTATTAAACCGAAATGAAGTTTCTAAAAGAATTTTGAAGTGTGATGTAAAGACGTTTGATGAACATTATAGATATGCTAGTGGATTTCCTAAAATTGTTAAGGAAGGCAAAGAAAAATATCCTAAAAAATTGGTTGAAAAATGGATTCATGAAAATACTCAATATTAATAAGTCGGGCGGGCTATAAAAATACAAAAGGAAGGGGTATGTCTAGTGAATCAATTAATAAAAGTTACAACGAATGAAAATGATGAACAGTTAGTAAGTGCTAGAGATTTATATGGATTTTTAGGTATAAAGAAAAGATTTAGCGCTTGGTGGAAACAGTATGATGAAATGTTTATAAAAGAAGAAGATTTTACGAGTGTACCTGGAGGTACACCTGTCTCAGGAGGGAATGGAAATATTCAATATGTATCTGACTATGTATTGAAACTTGATGTTGCAAAGCATATTTCAATGTTAACTAAAACAGAAAAAGGAAAAGAAGCTCGTAAATATTTTATTCAGCTAGAAAAGTTTTGGAATAGTCCAGAAATGGTGACTAAACGTGCTCTTGAATTTCAACAGAAGAAAATTGAAAAGTTAGAATTGGAAAATCAAGAATTGAGGCCAAAAGCATTATTTGCTGATGCAGTAAGTGCCAGTGAAACTAGTATTTCAGTTAATGACATGGCAAAAATATTAAAACAAAATGGTTTTGATATTGGACAGAATCGATTGTTTGATTGGTTGAGAAAAAGAGGATATCTAATCAAAAGAAGGGGAACGAGCTTCAATGTACCAACACAAAGATCAATGGAATTAAAAATATTTGAAATTAAAGAAACTACCATCGTTCATTCTAATGGGCAAACTTCTATTAAAAAAACACCAAAAATTACTGGAAAAGGACAAAGATACATTCTCGATAAGTTTTTTGATGAAATTGATAGAGTGGGAGTTTAGATATGAAGTGGATAATGTTTCTCGACACAATAATCCTGTTGATTTGTATGATTAAAGCTTTTTATATTCAAGAATTCATTTATGCAACTGCCTTTGGGGTTCTATGGATTGGATTGACAGTATTTTATAGGAGGATAAAGAACGATGAAAGATAAATTATTTAGGAGAAGATTTTCCGCAGTAGGTTTTGTATTTTTAGCTAGCTACTTGTTAGGAAGAGGTGATACAGAACTTTTTAAATCAACTTGTGTATTAGCTATCGTTTTATTTTTATTTTCATTTGACCTTGCTGTGGAAGATGAATCTGTAAAGCGTAGAAAAAAATATAGGGAGATTAGAAAACATGACATTAACATTTAAATCGGTAGAATCTGGTGATTTTGATTTAATATACACAATTCCTTTAAAAATAGGGCAACGGTATGAAGAACTTACGTCTTTCAATCGTGGAAGAGATTTTAACAGTGAAATAAAAACGTACATGACAGGATTTGTTAAACGATTCAAGCACTGCTTAACAAGTGAAAACGAGCAAGCATTAAATGAACGATTAGTACAATACAACAAATTAGTTGTTGATTTAAGAACGGATATTCTTCAATCAGTGAAAATCCCATCAATAATGATTTGTGGCGGCTCTAATTATCCAGCTCGCCAAAAGAGAAAAGAAGTTGAACGTGTCCATGAAAAAGAACGAGAACTTTACTCTGATGAAGGAAAACATGCGAAGTTTATTGAAAATACTCGTAAGATGTTTGATCCTGTGTTAATCGAGCGACAACAAAAGATTGATGAAAAACGCCAAGAAAAAGCTGAAAAAGAAGGTTGGCAATCTTTTTATAAGGAAATCAAGCATGATGAAATTTCAGGAATTGGAATGGATTTAGATGATAACCGAATTTTTGTTACAACGAATGGAAAGCCTTCAGACGAAGTAAAACAATTGCTAAAAAAAGCAGCCATGCGTTGGTCACCACGCAACGAGCGTTGGCAACGAATTTTAACAGAGAATGCTATTTATTCAATTAATAGGAATCTTTTAGAAGTATTAAACATTAAAGAAAAATTTTGAAGGGAGAATTTAGATGTCTTTTAGTGATAAACGAAAACAACTATTTGAACAGTCAATTGTGAATGCTAACAAATGGTACAACAAACAAAAGGGAAATATTTACATTGCACAACAGAAAGAAAAGCGAGGTATCTAGATGTTTGAAGCAGTCGGTAAAGATAGTTTGAAGATTTATGTAGTTGAGGATACGAAAGCCAAAGTATTTCAAAAGCTGAAAGAAAAATATCCAGATACTGTGATAAATAAGGCAGTATTTCCAGAAGCGTTATTTATCCGAGAAACAAAAAAAGTGACTTCCGCCGGCAAGCAAAAAGTCACAAAAATATAAATCGATAGGGGAATTATACCATGGAAAACCAAAATAATGAAATGCAACAAATGATTGAAAATTTTACAAAAGAAATGACCGCTAAAGGTTACAGTATTTTGATTAGTGCAGTAAGTAATGATGATGTTGATAATTCAGTAAATGTAAATGTAAAAACAGCAGCTGGAGGAACTCCGAAGGGAATGGGGCATTCTGCTAAAGGAGCCATAGAGCTTATTGAAAATCATATTAAACCAATTGTACAAGCTAATTCAAAGTGTGATTGCCCAAATTGTAATCCAGAAAAATATCGAAAGTTTGATGAAAAACTAAAAAAACGTTTAGACGAAGTGGAGATGGATTTCAGTAGTCCAGAAGGTTTTTTTGAAAGTTTAGCGAAATCAATGAAGGTTGCAAAAGAATTAGCTATTGAGGAAATGGCCAATGAAAATCAAGACTGATGACTTAGGAAGAATACACTTGATAGATAATCATTCGCCCTATGGATCACTGATTTTTGAAAGGGATACTACTAATAATCATGTTGCTGTTTACCAGGATAGCGAAGATGAAGAAGTTAGAACAGTATTCGAGAGTTTAGACGAAAGTGCTTATTTTAAGCAAGTTGAATTAATTGAAGGGCTAGAGCAAGTCATTTCATTATTGAAAGGAGCTAGTTAAATGTCAGAAGAAACAGAGTTAAATTTTTTTGAAAAGTTTTTAAAAATCGTTGATCGACTACACGTAAAAAAAGATTTAGTAAATCCATTTACCAATAGTTCATATAGAAACGCAGAGAGCATTTTAAGAGAAGTGAAGCCTTTGTGCATGGAATATGGATTATATATTCATACGACAAAAGAAATCATACAAATTGGTGACAAAAATTACGTAAAGGCAATTGTTAAAATTACGGATTTTGAAGAGGAACTTAGTTCAGTAGGTTACGCACAAGAGCCTATGTCTAAACCAAAGTTAGATGAATCTCAAGTTACAGGTTCTGCTAGTTCCTATGCTAAGAAATATGCTTTGTGTGATTTATTGATGATTGACGACGGAAGAGATGACCCAGATAATCCTGATAATTCTACCGAAGGACAAGATATGACTGTCGAAATGATTTCAGGGCAGCAGTTGGCATTGCTTAAACAAGAGGCGGTAAGTATTTCAAGTATTTTAGGAGAAGAACCATCTGTGTATACAGATCAGTTAGCTAAGAGAGCTAATGTTAAATCGATAGAATATTTTCCAAAGGAATATTTTAATGAAGCCTTTCAAACATTGAGTAAGTGGAAGTTGAAAGCTATACAGAATCAAGAAGCGAAACCTAAAGCGCAAGTAACAAAACCTAAACAAAGCAACGTCTTTAATTAATGGAGGTTCAATATGTCAAATGAATTAATGGCAGACCTACAAGTAACTGTGGAGGTAAGCCCCAGCAAAATTATTATCAATAATGAAAAACAATTAAGTGCGATGGTTGATGAAACAGTAAATCATTATTCGAAACTAATTTTTAATGAAAATAATTTACCAGATGCTAAACAAGCAAGAGCGGATTTAAACAAAGTATCTGGATTATTAGACAAAAAAAGAATCGAAGTGAAAAAAGAGTTTAATAAACCTTTAGATACCTTTGAAACCACTATTAACGCTTTCAAGGAAAAAATAGAAGAGGCAAAAAATATCATTGATAAAAATATTAAATCTTATGAAGAGAATGACCGTGAAGCGAGAAAAGAAAAAGTTCAAGCAAAAATCAATGAAATTTCAGCAGCAAAAAATATCCATCCTGATGTTATTAAAATTGAATCAAGTTGGACCAATAAAGGGTCATTCACACAAAAAGGCGAGTTAAAGAAAAAAGTCATTGAAGAAATTGAAACTGTTGCATCAGAAATAAACAAGGAAAAAGATCGGATTAAAAATGACAAACTTATTATCGAAGGCTATACCAAAGCAAAAGGCTTAGAACCTTATTCATGGCTAACCTTGATTGAGCAAGGAAAAACTTCGGCAGAACTTATTAAAGAAATTGATAAAGCTTCAGCTGAAAAGTTGGCCACTGAAAAAGTAGCTGAAACCCGAGGGCTAGAGCAAGTAGGAGAAAATACTATTGATATTGAAACTGGAGAAATTGTTTCAAACGTTTGTGAAGAAGAGGAAGAATGCTCTGAATTAGAAACAGCCAGAATCCAAGTAACGGCTACACATGAAAAACTAGTTGCATTAAATAATTTCATGAAGGCCAACCAAATAGAAGTGGAAGCAATCGAATGAATTTAAATAATGTTTATTCTGCAGTGATTAAGAGTTTAAAAGACAACTCTATCACTGCCGTAATAAACGAAGCGATAAATTTAGAACGTTTGAAAACGATGTACTACGGTTATACAGGACCACGTGAAATAGAAATAAGATTTATTGATCCTAGAAAATTTAGTATAGCTCAACGTAAGTTTATTTTCGCTATGTTAGAAGATATTTATGTGGCTACAGGGCAAGAAATAGATGTACTAAAGGAAATGTTCTATCTTCGCTTTGAAGCGCTACAAGGCTACAAAATAAGCCTTAAAAACGATTCGGAAAATACAATGGATGATGCAACGATATTAGCAAACATTATCTTGAATTTCATTTTTGAAAATAATATTCCATTTCGCAATGGGTATGATATTTTGCCTGCTAATCAAGAATATTACTTTTACAAATGCATCATTAACAGAGTTTGTTGTATATGTGGCAAAACTGGTGCAGATATTGACCATTTCGATAAAGCGCTAGGTCGGCGGAAAAGAAAAAGTGTGGACCACACAGAATACACTTACGCTGGTTTATGTCGATGCCATCACACAGAGAAACACAACATTGGTATTACAGCATTTAAGAAAAAATATCATGTTAAAGGTATCAAATTGAACCAAGAAACTATTAAAAAATTACACATAGGAGGATGATTTAAATGCCAAACTGGGCAGAGGGAACGCTTAAAATTAGAGGGAAAAAAGAGAATGTAATCAGATTTTTGAAAGAGGGAATAATTGCTGCACCTAATTTTAAAATGACTGAAGATGGACCAGTCACAGTCCCACAAAAAGTCGATATTTCAGAAGATGATTATTCAACGACATTGTACAGTGAGAACGAATTCTACGTCAACAATACTAGACGTGCTTTCATAGATCGAAAAGAGATAGAGGTATTGCACGAAGAACTCGATGAAGCGTTAGTAGAGATATTAGGCTTTAAACAGGCTTGGGGTGTAGTTAAAGAAGATTTTGAAGGAATTTCAAAAAAATATAATATCGATATTAAAATTTTTGTTTTCGAGATGGGTATGGAGTTCACACAAGAAGTTGAAGTCATAGAAGGAGAAACTACTAAAAATATTGTGAAAGAATACGATGACTACTTTTGGGAAGTTCCATTTTCGTCAATTGGGGGGTAAGTGAATTGGCTGAAATTAGCTGGATAAAATTAAGTACTAGTTTACCTGATAACAAAAAAATTAAACGAATACGCAAATTGCCAGATGGCGATCGAGTAATTTTGTTTTGGGTATTTTTACTAGCTCGTGCTGGTGAAAGCAACCAAAAAGGCGGATTGTTCTTAACTGATACTTTGCCCTATTCAGATGAAGATTTAGCAGCTGATTTTGATTTCACAGTTGAGTTTGTAAAGTTTGCCATTTTAACTTTAGAAAAATACAGCATGGTAACAACCTATGAAGATGTAATTTTCATTAAGAATTGGGAAGAATATCAGGCCATTGATGGTATGGAAAAAGTCAAAGAGCAAAATCGCATTAGACAAGCGAAATACCGAGAAAAACAAAAGCAACTGTCATTAAGTAACGTTACTAGTAACGTTACACGTAACGCTGATGTAACGCTGAGTAACGGAACAGATAAAGATATAGATAAAGATATAGATAAAGAAATAGATAAAGATAATAAAGAAGAGTCAAAGAAACCTCCTTGTAAATATTCTGACGAACATTTACGTCTTGCTGAAAAGTTAAAAAATAATTTAATCAAGGATTTTCCAAGTGAAATGAAAAAAGTGAAGATTGAAAAATGGGCAGATATTTTTAGGTTGATGGAAGAAAGGGATAAACAAAGTATTGAAGACGTTGATTATGTTTTGGATTGGTTACCAACAAATCAGTTTTGGTTTGGAAACATTAGAAGTGCTTCTAAGCTAAGAACGCAGTTTGAAAAACTAAAATTTGAAATCAAGAATGAAAAAGAACGGGGCCAACAACGAACGACTTACCAACGTCAAAATGTTAGGACTGAAAATTTACCAGAATGGGCAAAAGAACCAAATAATCAGCAAGAAGAAAAGCTATCGCCAGAAGAGCAAGCGGAACTTGATAGACAAATAAAAGAATTCATGGAGGGAAAATGATGAACGAATTAGTTAAATTAGTAGAAGAATGGGCGAAAGAAAAGCATTTAGATAAAGCAGAGCCAGAAAAGCAAATGTTAAAAGTGATTGAGGAAGTTGGAGAAGTTGGCGCTGCATTAGCAAGAAATAATGAAAATGATTTAAGAGATGGTATAGGTGATGTGGTTGTGACGTTAATTATTCTCGCTATGCAAAATAACATGGACTTATACGAATGCTTAAATCAAGCATACAGCGAAATTAAAAATCGGCAAGGGGAAATGGTAAACGGAGTATTCGTCAAAGAATCCGATTTGTAAGGTTTGGGGTGGAAAGAAATAATGACAAAGTACCCAACACAAGAATTAAAAAACAAAAGAAAATCTCATGTGCAATTCATGAGTACAGAGGCAATGAAGAATATTTATGAGCTAGGCTATCCCTTTGAATACTTCGAAGATAGTTGCCAATTTGCGATTGAAACGCCTATAGGTGTCATTGATTACTTTGGAATAAATGGCACTTGGGTTGTCCGCAAAGGACAAGACCGAGGGAAAGGCATACGAAAATTGAAGCAGTACATTAAAAACAGAGTAGGTGATCACGTGGAAAAAGTAAAAGTAGTGAAATGCGCTGGGTATCTGGATAAAGACGGTAACATCACTAATCAAATTAAGCAGGCGATGCATTTTACAGACGATGAATTAGCAAATCTTGCTGCAGAAGTGACAGGTGGAAAGGTCGTAAACGTTGTAATTCCACCAGAAAAGCCAAAACAATTACTTGCAAAAGTGAAAGAAGAATCATTTCAAGAAAAAACAAAGAAGAAAACCAAGAGCAATCAGTCTTGGATGAATAAGAAATAATTTGTTGTTTTTACGGCGTAATTTAACGACAGTTAAATTCAATGATTAGTTTAGGGTAATTAATCATAAATGATTTAAAACGCCTTAAATCGAAAAATAAAGCGGTAAAATTGTGAGGTAAAAAATATGAAATTAACTAGTGTGACATTTAAGCCGTCTGCTGAACGGTTTCCGCCAATTGTGGCAATAGATTTAGACCAATTAACACCAGATGAATACGTGACACTTAGAAATTTGGGGTATGACACGCAACTTTCTAAGCTTACAAAAAGGACCTTTGAAGAGTTGGAAGGCCATTTGGGAATTCGAGGAGACGTTGCAAAGAAAAATGGATTTTATGTATTAGTTAAATAATCAGAAAGGAGTGGAGTTTGTGGCCACAGTAAAGAATTCTTTACTCCTTTGAAATTATGATACAAATTTTAGAACTATTTGGTGGTATTGGTGCGCCGAGAAAAGCATTAATAAATTTAGGAATTCCGCACAAATCAATTGATTATGTTGAATGGAATGAAAAAGCAGTACGAAGTTATAACGCTATGTTTGAAAAAGAAATAAAATATCAACCGCAATCTGTTGTTGGATGGAATTTGAAGCCAGATATTTTAGTCCATGGTAGCCCTTGTCAAGATTTTTCTATTGGTGGTAAGCAATATGGCGGTAATGTTGAAGATGGAACAAGAAGTAGCCTGATGTTTGAGACACTTAAAATTATAGAAAACTTTGGTATATGGAAACCTCAAGTAGTAATTTGGGAGAATGTTCCAAATGTATTCTCAAAAAAACTAGTTGGAGCGTTCCAAAAATACTTAAGTGATATGGAAAAGCTAGGATATTTTACAACATATAAAATCTTAAATGCAATGGATTTTGGTATTCCTCAAAAACGAAAAAGAGTATTTGCTATTAGTAAATTAGATGGTGAACCATTCAATTTTGATCTACTTAAACACAGACCACTAAAACCACTGAGAAATTTTCTGGAAGTCACCACTGATCAAAAGTATTTGGTGACACAGCCTAGTATGTTATCAAAGATTAGAAGTAAAAGTAGCTTAGCAACTGGTTTCAGTGGCAGATTAGAAGTCGTAAAAGAATTTGTTTATACGATTACCACGAGACAAGATCGATGTCCCAATAGCGGTTTGATTGAGTATGAGAAAAACAAATATAGGATTCTAACTGAAAAAGAGTGTTGGCGGTTAATGGGGTTTGATGATGATGATTTTATCAACGCTAAAAAAGCAAACCCTGGAAAAAACGAAAAGTACAAAAATACGACACTTTATCATCAAGCAGGAAACAGTATTGTAGTCCCTGTTTTAGAAGCGATTTTTGAATGTTTATTACCAGAAAGCGAGTGAAGAAGATGAATAAAGATAAAATTTTAAGAGCACTAGACGATATTTTAGATGATTTAGCTTATGAGGCGGACCATGCAGAGTCTAGCTCATCAAAAGAAGATTTTGAAGAAAAATACGACTTGGTATTTGACGCGATGATTTTTGTTAGGAAAAACATGGGAGATGGTGAAGAAGATGATTCCAAAGTTTAGAGCTCATAGCCGTTTTAAGCATCCATTATAGGGGATTGTTCAGAAAGTCTATGATAACTCGATACTCGGTAAAATAACTGTTGTTCAACGGAAAGACAAGGAAAATATAAGCGATAGTAACAATCAAATGATTATCAGTAAAAAATATGTACTGAACCAAATTAAGACTAAAAAAGTAGAGGAGTTTTTGAACATGAGAAAAAATTACAGATTGATTTACAAACAGTGTTTCATGGGTGAAGAATTGCAGGACACAATTATGAAATACAACAAGACAATTGCTGAGATGGAGCAATCAGTAAATGACTTGTACAGCGATCCTCATGTGTTTAGTGTTCGCTATGAAGAGGTGCAAAATGATTCCAAAGTTTAGAGCAAGAGATCAAAGAGGTAACTGGCATGTTGGACTTCTAACTTTTATGTTTGGCCAGTATGCCATCGTAAATGAATCAGATGAAAACTCGATTTGTCTGATTGATAAGGAAACTATTGGGCAATCCATTGGATTAAAAGACAAGAACGGCGTAGATATTTTTGAGGGGGATGGTGTTCAGTATCGTGATGGAGAATATAGCTACCTAGGTATCGTGAAAAGAGACTGTTATCAATTTTTTATCGATGGAATAGAACCAGATGACAACTATGATTTTATTGATGTTTCTAATACTTTTGACGGAACTAGTTCTTTAGAAATACTCGGAAATATTCACGAGAATCCAGAACTATTGGAGGGAACAGAATGAGTGAATTAACCAAACTACAAAAAATCAGCGCTCTATCAAAGGACTTAATGAATAAGAAAATGAACGACACAGATCGATTTGTTCATTTAAGCCATATTCACGAATTGGCAGAGGAATTACAACCAGAACTCAGCGAAAGTCAGCAGATCGTGCTTGATTGGTTGAAAGAATCATGCAAATTAAACGGATTACGTGAAGTTATCGAAATTATGGGGTTTTTATCAACTACTGGTGGAAAAATGAAGTATAAGCAAGTAGCTTATGCATATGGTGATTTAAATGATGATGAATTGAAGCATGTCTTACAAGCGTTTAGCCGGTGGGCTGTTGAACAGGAGGAAGGATAATGGGAGAAATTGCAGAAATGATGTTGGAAGGTGTCTTATGTGCAAGTTGTGGTGTATTCCTTGATGTATATGGGAATGGGTATCCCGAATATTGCGAGGATTGCCAAGAACAAATAATCGAGGAGGACCATCGATGATTAAACAAGAATTGATTGGTATTTTAGAAGGTTTAGAAGGTGATTCATTCATCGAAAAGTACAACGAAGGATATGATAAAGCAGTTCGTGACTGTTTGATTGCAGTAAAACAACTTGACGAACCGAAAAAAACTGTATTGCCCAAAAAGGCCGATGACTTTATCAAAGAAGGCGAAGGCCTAGGTTCTGATAAAGTTGATATTATTGATTCAGCAATTTCTTTCGCAAGAGCAATGCCAAATGATGAATTTTCTTTGTGGTTTAAGTCGAATAGAGATTTATTTGTTGATGCATTAGCTAACGGTTACGAAGTCGAAAACGAGCCGCTTTATTATGTCGATGTTATAAATGATGGAGCTGTGCATAAACGATTAATTCTGGATCATGAGAATGGTAAACACAATATTGTTGGCTGGTCAGATAATTTGATTGGATTAGTTCAAGAAATGTTCACAGAACAAGAAATAAAAGCAATTGACGAGCGCTATTGGCCGTTTGCTGTGAAGGTGGATGGTGAATAGATGAAACGCAACTGGAAAAGAGCAATAAATAAATTTAGCGGCATCGCAATAATGATTCTTGTAGCAAAAGCAACCGTGAGCCATTTCGTGTATGGAAATTCCATAACAAGCAGTGACCTCGTTTATTTCCTTTCATGCTCTTTTATTTTTGGATTAGGGCTATATTTAGGAGGTTCCAGTGTATGAGTTATCCAGAAGTTTATATCTTAGGAAGGCAAGTCGATGGCGTTTATGTTGAGTATTCAGAGCCATATCTTTCAAAAAAAGAAGCTGAATTTGATAAGCATCACTATGAAATGGGCCAATTAATGTCACATGATGCTGGCTCTTGGAAAATTTTAAAGTATGGCAGACCAATTACACTGGAGGTGCAACATGGGTAAGAAAAAATCAAAAATTAAAAAGAAAAAGCGTCGCTTGCAAGAAAAAGCAATTGCAAACGGCACTCAAAATTCTAAAAAATAAAAAAAGTCGGAATCGCTCCGACCAACCACATTGATATTATAACATAAAAGGAGCGATTTAACTTGATTCAATTGTTAAAAGAAGTTGATTTTAGTAAGACTAGAGCCAATGCGAGAGCCGTGTTGAAAAATTTTAGACGTTTGGACCGAATAGCTGGTCGTTCCTTAGTAGATGTTCGGTCGCCAATCATTACAGACATGCCCAAAGGTATAACGCATGGCAACAAAGCAGAAGATGCGTTGATCCAGATGATTGATGTCGAAGTAGAGCGTGATGCAATCCTAACGGCTTTGATGTCACTAAGCATAATAAGTCGTCAAATTCTTCACTACAGTTTCTGTGTGCAGGACCATTACTCTAATTACAAGATTGCTAGAGAAGTTGGCTATTCCGAAAGAAGTATTCAACGCATGAAATCAGAAGCTTTGATTGAATTTGCTGAAGCTTATCGAAATGGGAAAATAATTGCCTATAAATAAAATTTTGGCGGTTTTTTGGCGGAAAGTTGGCGGTTTTTATACGAATTTGAGTGCTAATATAGTAATATCGAAAGTCAAAGAAATGGACACATTACACAACACTTTCTGGTTTAGTCTACCGTTTGCTTTGCCTTTCGATAGTCACTTGCAGACATATGTTCTCATAAAACAAAAAGCGAGGTGAAATTCCTCCCTTATTTTTCTACAAGTTTGCAAGTGACACAAATAGTTGCTAGGGACGCAGTAACTACCTGATTCATACTAGGCGAAGTTGGGCAGGTTACTCTATTCCAGCATATGACGATAAGAACATTAACCAGATCTCTGCGGCAGCTGCTTACGCACGAGAGCAATTCCTAAACTCATAGAGTAGCAGCTAGGTACGTTTAGGATAAACTTAATCAATTGTTTTTGCTGGTGTTTGATTGATTAGTCACTGTGGTGGAATATAGACCGTATGCGAGGTGCAAATCCTTGCCAGTGACATAGGGGTTTACGGTAAACGATCCCGACTGCACGTCAGCGAAAACCGTATAAATAAACAGCATGCTGGAAGGTCGCTCCTTCTGGTTTGGCGTGTAGCATTGTGGTAATGCAACTGACTTCGTGTGAGATAAGATGCGGGTTCGAATCCTGTCACGCCAATAGGTAGCATAGCTACTTAAATAAAAAAATCGTCAATAAGTCAAATGTAACTACCTTTACGATCAGATGACGGTTAAGATTTTCCCTCCTATCATAGACTGCACAATAAAAGTGCAGTCTTTTTTATAAAAGTACGTTTGATGCCTGGCAATGTATTTTTCATTGGGGTATCATGGGTTCAGTTAAGGAAACCGAACATTTAGGAGTGGATAACATGGAATTATTAATTAAATTTGGAAATTACAGTCTAGTAGAAACTGAAAATGGAATTGAAGCAATCGGTGATAAAAAAACATTGCCGGAAATCCAAATCAAATATTTTTACGGTGAATATTCTGCAGGCCGAGTGATTCCATTCAGTAGCTCGTTGAAAGTAAAAACTTATACACGTGCAATGATTAACGCTGCAGATGAAGCTGTTAAAGTATTTAATGAATATTTAGAAGAAACAGTTAACTGTTTTTAGGGAGCTAATGCTCCTTTTTTATTTATATTTTTTTAAGGAGCAAGAATATGCGTATTGAGAAAATGAAATTATCTGATTTAAAACCAGCCCCGTATAATCCTAGAATTGAATTGAAACCAGGTATGACGGAATACGAAAACTTAAAAAACTCTCTTTTAGAATTTGGTTTTGTTGACCCTCCTATTTTTAACCAACAAACAGGTTGTTTGGTAGGTGGACATCAACGAGTTGCTGTTGCGATAGATTTAGGATTTAAAGAAGTTGAGACTTCAATAGTTGATTTACCATTAAAAAAAGAAAAGATACTAAATATCGCTTTGAACAATCTTGAGGGTTCGTGGGATGAAGAAAAACTCACAGTATTGCTTGAAGACTTAGAAAGTGACGAATTGCTACTAACAGGTTTTAGTCAAAGCGAATTAGATGATTTACTATCAGATTTAGATGAAATTGAGACATTAGCAGATAAAGTAAAAGCTAATCCAGTGAATTCAAATTTATTTGATTCTTTTTTGTTTCCGCCGTTTTCCTACCTAGATACAAAAACCAAAAGATGGTTAGATCGTAAAAAGCAGTGGAAAGAATTGGGAATTAAGAGTGAACTTGGCCGAGAGGATAATTTAGTTTTTAGTGCTAACTTGCAAGCTCCAGGACTAGAAGGCACCTCTATTTTCGATCCAGTTCTTTGTGAATTGGGTTATCGCTGGTTTACCCCAAAAACAAAAAGCAATATTTTTGATCCATTCGCTGGTGGTTCTGTTCGTGGAATAGTAGCAAAAGTTCTTGGACATAATTATACAGGTATTGATTTAAGAGCAGAACAAGTAAGCGCAAATTATGCTAATGCTCGAGAAATTGGTTTGAGCGATATTAATTGGATTTGTGATGATAGCTTAGATATAGATGAACATATTGAAAATGAAAGCCAAGACTTGTTATTTACATGTCCGCCGTATGCAGACCTTGAAGTTTATTCAGACGATGAACGAGACATTAGTAATATGTCCTATGAAGAGTTTGAAGAAGTATATAGTGAAATTTTAAAACGTTCTGCTAGAAAACTAAAAGATAATCGCTTTGCTGTTGTTACTATTTCAGATGTTCGAGACAAAAAAGGCTTCTATAGAGATTTAACAGGATTAACTAAACAAGCTTTTTCTGAAGAAGGATTATTTTTTTATAATGACATGATTTTATTGAACACTGCTGGTTCTGCAGCATTAAGGGCTAGACAATCAATGAACAATAGAAAAGTAGTTAGAATCCACCAAAATGTCTTAGTGTTCTACAAAGGAAATCCTCAAAAAATTAGTAAGCATTTTGAAGCACTAGAAACATTAGATGATGAGCTAGAAACTGTACTGGAATCACTGGACGAATAAAAATCAATCGTTTATGCTCTGCAAGAGGTGATGGATTATGACAAATAAAGAACTAAAAAGCGTAGCAGAAAACGCTAGAAGCTTATACAGAAGTAACTTAATTACTAGGGAAGAAGCAAAAGAACGTATCGAACCATTTATTGAAGCGTACAATAAAAAATCAAAAGAAATTGCCAAGAAGTTTAATCAAAAACCAAAAACAATCTCTATTGTTTCCTTTTTACGATAAAAAAGAGACAAGTGCGCTAACACTTGCCTCAATCCACAGGATACGAATACCCCGAAGACACAGAAACCACACGCGCGTGCTTTTAACCCAGTTCTGTGTCTTTTAGCATTATATAATAGTGCGAGGTATTCTACAATGGAAACATTTGATTATGAAGTTCAACAAGCTTTAGAAAAGCAAAAGATTGCAGAAGAAAACAACAAGATTATCAGGGCTGCAAAGGCTCAATGGATAAGCAACTTTAAAGCAGGTCAGATCAAATTAAATACAGTTAAAGATTTAAAAGATTTAATTGAAATTGAGAGCCATTTAAAAGATGTCTAGTTTAGGGTGAATTTGATTATATTTTTATTATAGGAGATAATTAATCTAAAAAATATATCGGAGGAACTGCTAAATGATGGATTTTTTAAGATGGATATTTGTTGATAATGATGGTAACTTTCAGTGGATGTCTATTACAGCGCTAATTAGCGCAGGTGGAGTTTGGGCAACGTTTAACAGATCAAAAAAACAATACAGGCTAACGTTCATACTAAAACAGAGATTGAAAAGTTAAATCAGATAAGAGATTTAGTGGCAGAGATTATTAGTGATGGTGAGATGGCAACTTCTTACAGTAGATTTGCTTTTGGGGATAAGGTTTTAATAGAATCAACGAACAGTCAAATTAGTAATATAAAGCAAGTACATCAAACCAAGAATGAAAATCTTATAAAGTACAATGATTTCGCACAGAGAGTTATGTATTCATCTAATAAGTTATTATTGTATTTCACGGATGAAGAGAAGTACTCAAGATTAATAAATTTAATCAATCAGTTACAAGTGTCTTTAGTAGAGATTTCCGACTATTCTAGGATAAATATAGAACCATTTAAAGAAAAGGAATACTATGAAAATATAGTACAAACTGAACATGAATTATCAGAAAAAATTTCTAATATTTTAGTTGATTTACGAAAGGAAACAACGGTTTACTTGCAAGGTAAATGGAAAATAATCGATAGTGTAAAATAAAAAAACAAAACTCAACTATCGGCATGAAAAGCGAGGTGGTGTTAATGGATGGCTAGAAAAAGAGATCCACGTCGTGACCAAGCTAAAGAAATTTGGTTAAAGTCAAACGGCAAAAAGGTTCTTAAAGAATTAGCTAATGAATTAAATGTTTCAGATTCTCAAATAAGAAAATGGAAATCTATAGATAAATGGGCTGATGAATTAAAAGGTAATGTTACCAATTCAAAAAGTAACGTTACCAATAAAGGTGGAGCGCCGCCTGGAAACAAAAATGCCGTAGGTAACAAAGGGAATAAAAGTGCCTCGCCGCCAAAAAGAAATAAGAATGCGGTAAAAACAGGTGAATATGAGACAATATTTGCTGACTTACTATCTGACGAAGAAAAGGACATCTATTCTAATGTGAATGATGATCCTTTTTTTATTTTGGAGGAAGAAATAAGAATCCTAAAGATTCGTCAATATAGGATGCTTAAACGCATCAAAGATGCAGAGGCTGGCTTAAACGATGAAGAAGTTGAACGTTTGCAACAGCTTCGGAAAGTTAAAGAGCCATCGGTAATTGATGGGAAAATGGTTACTGTTAAGAGAGAAGTTTTAAAAGATGTACAAGTCACTCGTAAAACATTTAGAAAACTAGATGACATTTTGGCTATTGAGGAAGCATTGACAAGAATTAGCAATCAGTTAACAAAGGCTATTAAGCAACAGAGTGCTTTGTTAGCAAGTGATGCTAAATTACTACTATTGAAGGTTCAAGCTGAAAAAGTTAAAGCTAGTTTAGATGCTACAAATGGAGACATGGATATGCCAGTTTTTATTGATGATATATCAGGTGATGAATATGAGTAAAAAATTATCTGAATTTCTTCCTAAAGCATTTCATACTACTTGGAGGGTAGCATTAAACTCAAATATATTACATGTTGTTGAAAAAGGTGGCCGTGGGTCAGGTAAATCATCTGGCATAGCACACATAATCGTTCAATTGATTATGAGATATCCTGTAAATGCTGTGGCCATTAGATATGTTGATAATACGATTGAGCTATCTATTTTTGAACAGATTAAGTGGGCTATTGAAGAACAAGGTGTGTCTAAGTATTTTAAAGTAAATAAAAGTCCAATGAAAATCACTTATAAGCCTAGGGGTAATTATATTGTTTTTCGTGGCGCACAGAACCCAGAAAGGATTAAGTCCTTAAAGGATTCAAGATTTCCATTTGCTATAGCTTGGATTGAGGAATTAGCCGAGTTTAAAACAGAAGATGATGTAAAAACCATTACCAATTCACTTTTACGTGGTGAATTAGCAGATGGTCTTTTTTATAAATTCTTTTATTCGTACAATCCTCCTAAGCGACGACAATCATGGGTTAATAAGAAATATGAATCTAGCTTCCAACCTGAGAATACTTTCGTTCATCATTCAACATATAAGGATAATCCATTCATAGCTCAAGCATTTATTGAAGAAGTTAATGCCACGAGAGCTAAGAATCCGAAACGTGCTGAGTGGGAGTATGACGGCAAAGCTATTGGTTCAGGAGTTGTTCCGTTTGATAATTTACGAGTAATAAAAGGTTGTATAACTGATGAAATGGTAGCTAACTTTGATAATATCAGAAACGGTCTTGACTTCGGCTATGCTACTGATCCGTTAGCGTTCGTTCGATGGCATTATGATAAAAAGAAAAATGGTATCTATGCTATTGATGAGATATATGGTGTGAAAATTAGTAATAGGGAATTAGCTAAAAAAGTAAAAGCAAAAGGATATGAAGCTGATAGGATTGGTGCAGATTCGGCTGAACCAAAATCGATAGCTGAGCTTATTAATGAGCATTCCATAAAGAAATTATATGGAGTGAAAAAGGGACCTGATTCAGTTGAATACGGGGAAGGATGGCTTGACGATCTAGACTTCATTTGTATAGACCCTTTGAGAACACCAAACATAGCACATGAATTTGAAAACATTGATTATCAAACTGATAAAGATGGCAATCCTAAGCCAAGATTAGAAGATAAAGATAATCACACAATCGATGCTACGCGATATGCATTTAGCGATGATATGAGAAATATAAAAGTAAGCATTACGAATAAAGTTAAATTTGGATTTTAAGAGAGGTGATATTGTGTCAATAGTAGTTAATAGACAGATAGCTGGCGATTTGAATAAACCTTCAGCTGAACTTCTTAATTTTTGTATCAACAAACATGTGGAAGAGTTATTAAGATTACAAAAACTATCAGATTATTATGATGGTAAACATGATATTTTGAAACGAACAAAAGAAAATGAAGGAGCACCTAATAATAAAGTTCTGATCAATCATGCAAAATATGTTGTTGATATGAATGTAGGCTTTATGGTAGGTAATCCAATTTCATATGTTGCAGAGTCAGATAAAAATATTGGTCCTATTTTAGAAGCTTACGATCGGGTAGATATAGTCTCTCACGATACTGAACTAGAGAAAGATTTGTCTACATTTGGCGTTGGATATGAGCTTGTGTATTTGAAAAAGACTAAGGATAATGATGCCACACAGCTAGAAATCAAATGTATTGATCCAAGAGGTATCTTTTTAGTGACAGACGATACAGTAGACAAAAATCCTTTATTTGCCGTTCATTATCAGCCAGTGTTAACACTTCAAGGGGGATAGATCATTATGTAATTAAGTATTATAACGACAACAGAGTGATAACCTATCATGCTAAATCAAGAGGATCTGGTGAGTACTTGTTTATAAATGCTAAACCACATTATTTTAAAGCAGTTCCGGTGATTGAATACCGAAACAACGAAGAGAAGCAAGGAGACTTTGAACAAGCTATATCATTAATTGACGCTTACAATCTACTGCAATCTGATCGATTAAATGATAAAGAAGCTTTTGTTGACGCAATTTTATTCATAAGAGGGTTTATGTTGGAAGATGGAGATGGTGAAAAGTTAGCAAAAGAAAAAATGCTTCAAACAGGTGCGTTGCCAAGTGAAGTAGATGCTGGCTATCTTACTAAAGAATTAAATGAAGACGGAGTGAATCTTTTAAGATCAGCAATTCTAGATGATATCCATAAGATTACGTATGTGCCAGATATGAATGATGAAAAGTTTTCAGGTAATGTTAGTGGAGAAGCGATGAAATACAAATTGTTTGGCTTGCTACAACTCATGTCTGTTAAATCAAGATACATGATTAAAGGTTTGAGGAAACGAATGGAACTATTTGAAACCATTCTAAAAGTTAAAGATAATTCTATTGATGCTCAAGGAACAAAAATCAAGCTTAAGCCTAATTTACCTGTCAATACTAGCGATATTATAAATCAAATCGTTAGCGCTTATCAAGCTGGCATCTTGCCCCTTAAAGTTCTTTTGGGATGGTTGCCTGATATAGACGATGTTGATGAGGTTCTAAAACAGCTTAATACTGAAAAAGAGAAAGCTATTGAGCTCAATCAGAAAGCGTATGGTGTACAAGCTAAAGATAGCCATAGCGATTTAGATAAAGGTTCTGAGGAGGATAACTACGATGATTACAGCAATATTTAAAAAGGAAAATAATCAGTATGTAAGTTATTCCATTTCAGGACATGCAAACTTTGCCCCAAAAGGACAAGATATTATTTGTGCTGGTGTATCAGCTCTATATATAGCTGTGACTAATGTATTGATAAAGCAACATGCCGCAACGATTGAGGTTGATGGATCTATTCAGTTAGGTATTATCAAAGATTCTCAGTATATAGTGACTATTCTTTATGAAAACTTATGCGAAATAGCAAAAGAATATCCAAATCATATAGAAATAGTTAATCGTGATGAAAAATCAGGAGCTAATTAAATGGCTAAAAAAAAGAAACAGGACGAACAAACATACTGGCAATTACGAAATATTAAAGCGGAAAAAAGAATTAATGATGGGGCAAAAGCGCTAGAGGATAAATTAATAATAGCCTATCGTCAAGCACAATACTACTTGACTAAACAAACCCGAAAGCTCTTTGATAGGTCAAAAAAGCGTACAGGGTTAGATGAAAAAGAAGCAAGGAGATTGCTGAACGAAACTGTATCCCCTTCGGAACTTGTAAAGTTAAAGGTCTTGTCTGAACAAATAAGTAATACTACTCTACAAAAGGAAGCCAAGAAAAAGTTAACCAGTTTAGCATTTAAAAAACGAATAACTAAAGCTGAGGACTTAAAAGCCAAGTCTTTTTTAGTTTCTAAACAAATTGCTAATGTACAGCTAGAAAAGCAAACAGAGTTCTATATCGATGTTATTCATGAATCCTATCGTGAAGCAACTGCTGAATCAGTTATTCGACAAGCTAAAGAAAATGCTAAGAACGGCCTTGTAATTGAAGTATGGAATAAAAAAGGTTATCAGTTTAAAGAGTTATCGACTAGATACACAAAGAACATCCTTGATAGTCATTGGCATGGATCAAATTATTCTAAACGCTTGTGGAGTGATACTGAAGCTTTAGCAACAAGGCTAGAAGCGTTGTTCACAGTTGAGTCAATGACAGGAATGTCAGAGTTTGAAATGGCTAAGACAATAGCTAGAGAGTTTGACCGATCTATTGGTGTTGCAAGGCGTTTGATTCGTACAGAAGCGAATTATATGTCAAATCAAGCGAAACTTAAAGCATGGCAAAATAGAGGCATAAAATACTATATGCTTGTCGCAGTTTTAGATTTGAAAACTTCTAAAATCTGTAAAAATAAAGATCATAAAGTCTATTTAGTTTCCAAAGCGGTTGTTAATGGGGCTAACGGAACATATCCTCCATTCCATCCCTGGTGTAGAACAATTGCCATTATCTATAGTAAACGAATATTGAACCTTCCTAGGGAAGCTATAGATCCGATCAGTGGCGATACAATGCCTATCAGAGGTGCAACTACTTATAATGAATGGATGGATAAGCTTAAAGAAAAGTATCCAGAAGAAAAGATAGCCTTGCAAAAGAAAAAAATATTAGGGTTGTGATTTATTTTGATTTTAGAGAATTTAACCTCAGGTTATAAACTGATAGAAACGAAAGCTTAGCAACTGCTGGGCTTTTTATTATGTCCAAGCGTGATGACGTTAAAAGCTCCGGAAGTGCAAGCATTTATCCACTTTAAAAGATATGGAAGGAGTACTAACTATGGAACAAAAAAAACTGTTGCTATTAAATCTACAATTCTTTGCTGAAAAAGATGAAACAGATATTCCAGACGGTTCTGAAACATCCAAAAAGTTGAATGTAGATGAGTTGAGCGATGAAGAAATTACAGCAATTAAAGAAAAATTTGGTTTTAAAGATGACAAAGAAGTTGATTCTATTGTCAAAAGCAAAAAGTCACGTTGGCAGAAAGAGCTCGAAGAAGAAAAAAATGAAGCTGCTCGTTTAGCAAAACTTAGTGAGGAAGAACGACAAAAAGAATTACTCAACAAAGAGAAGTCAGATTTCGAAAAGGAAAAAGAAGCATTTAGACAGGAACAATTATTTGTAGAAAAAGGTAACCAGTTGCAGTCAATCGGAATTAGCAAAGAATTAGCGTCGCGTATTAAAGGTGATACAGCAGAAGAAATTTTAGAAGATGTCAAAACGTTTAAAAAGGCTTGGGACGAAGCGTTAAAAATTGCTGTTGACCAGGCACTGTTGAGTTCGGTTGATTCACCGCTAGGATCGAATGCATCTATTCCTGACACAAACCCTTTTGCGCCTGAAACTTTAAACCTTACAGAACAAGGAAGATTGCTACGAGAAGACCCAGAAAAAGCTAAAGCTTTACAAGCATTAGTTAATAAATAGAAAGTAGGAGAAAAAATGGAAAAAAGTTTAATTAAAATGAATTTGCAAATATTTGCAGCGAAAACGAAGATCGAAGATGTCATCGTACCTGAGGTATTCAATAGTTATGTTATTGAACGTACAGCTGAATTATCAGCATTGTATCAGTCAGGTATTGTTGTGAAAGACCCAGAACTAGATGCGTTAGCAACTGCTGGTGGTAAGCTGATTAACATGCCGTTTTGGCAAGACTTAACTGGTGAAGATGAAGTGTTATCTGATACAGATTCTTTAGAAACAGATAAAATTACCGCTAGTCAAGATGTTGCTGCTCTTTTAATGCGAGGTAAAGCATGGAAAGTAAATGATTTATCTAAGGCTCTATCTGGGGATGATCCTATGCGTGCGATCGGTGATTTGGTCGCTGCTTATTGGGCACGTCGTCAACAAGCTACTTTGTTAAGCGTCTTAAAAGGTGTGTTTGGAGCAGCTTCTACTAAGATGAATGAAAATAGTTTAGATATTTCAGCCGAAACTGGTAATGATTCAGCGTTTACTGGCGAAACATTCTTAGATGCATCTTATAAACTAGGTGATGCCGAAGAAAAACTAACTGCGATCGCAGTCCATTCATCTGTTTATGCGAACTTACGTAAGCAAAACTTGATTGAATTCTTATTAGATTCTAACAACACGAAGATTCCTACTTACATGGGAAAACGTGTAATTGTTGATGACGGAATGCCAGTATCTGGAGATGTTTTTACATCCTATATTTTCGGGCAAGGTGCTATTGGTTTAGGTAATGGGGCAGCTCCTGTTCCTACAGAAACAGACCGGGATGCATTGGCTGGAGATGATATTTTAGTTAACCGTCAACACTTCTTATTGCATCCACGCGGAGTGAAATTTACAAATAAAACTGTTACGGGTTCATCACCTACGAACGCAGAATTAGCTACAGGAGGAAACTGGGAACGTGTTTATGAGTCTAAAAATGTTCGTATTGTTCAATTTAAGCATAAACTTTGGGTTCCTAAAACTGTTATTCCTGGTGGAGGAACGGGCGAATAAAGGGGTAATCTTTATGGATAAAGAAGAAGTAATCAAGCACACAAAAGCACTTGTTGTTCGACTTGGAATTGATGAGACTGAATCTGAAAAAATCAAAGGAATGTTAGAGGATGCTATTGTTTTAGTTCTTGATTATACCAACAGAGAAAAAATGATAGACAAGCTATACTATTACGCTCGTCAACTAGTAATAATCACTTGGAATCAAGAAGGGAACGAGGGAGAGACTTCACGCTCAGAGGGTGGTGTCTCTCAAAGTTTTATTACAGATATTCCTGAAAAGCTAAAATCTGGATTGAATAACTATCGCATAGGAAAGGTTGTGAAATACTATGCGTCTAAGAAAACGTAATTTGGTTGTTGCCTACTTGAAAAAACGTCATCTTGAAAAAGATGATGAAGGAAATGACGTTGTTACCTATTCAAGTGAGTTCAATGAACTACACATGAATATTCAGTCTGCGGGTGGACAAGTAGCAGCTACAATTTATGGTCAACATTTACCTTATATCAAACTCTGTAAATATCAAGGAGATTTGTTAAAGCCAAATAGAAATGAAAAAGATGGCATTTGTTTATATGTTAAACCAGAAAATGATCCAGATTATGAGATTGAATCAATTCAGCCTTTCTCTTCTCATTTAAATATCACATTAAAGAAAAGAGGAGTGTAATGGGTGTTGAGATTAGAGGCTTAGACCGCCTTAAACGTAAAACCAAGAAAGCGACAGAGTTAATATCTGATGCAGCATGGGATGCGACTTTTGAACTTACAGAATTGATTCAGGGAGCTGCAGAACTACGCTTGGCTTCCAGCATTAAATACGGAAGTGGTGAACTGTCAGGAAGTTTAAAAAATGAGGTTGTAGTTGATGCGAGTGGTCATCTTGTCGGCCGTGTCTGGTCAGATAAAGAACAAGCAATTTACAGAGAGTTTGGTACTGGGCAAATTGGAGAAGCAAGTTCTAAAGACATTCCGACTGGAATAATGCCTGTTTATTCGCAGAAACCTTGGTTTATCCCGGCTGAAAAAGTAGCAATAGACTTAGAAGCTATGTATGGTATTCCAAAAATTACGATTCAAGGCCAAGATTTTTTCATAACTAAAGGTCAGCCCTCGAGACCGTTCTTGTATCCGTCACTTCAAGAAATGGTTGAACAAGCTTCAGAAATATATATAAAGCATGTTAAAGAAAGGCTGAGGGAATTATGAATAAGATTGACTTGAAACCTATTGTTTATCAATTACTTACACAAGTTAAAGAGATTAAGAAAGTTGCAACTGATTATCCAAGTAACTGGACCTCATTCCCTTCCGCGATATATAGAACTAGCTCACAACCAAAAGAAATCGATTCGCAAAAAAAAGAGTTACAGACAACTTGGATGATTACTATTGAGTTATATGGAAATACTAGTTTGACTGCATTGACATCATTAGTTATAGAGAAGTTTAATTCTATAGGATTTACAGGTACTAGTAAAGATGCAAACACAGCTGATATGCATCGAGTTATCGTTGAACTAACTGGTGTAGTTGACAATGTAACAAAATATGTTTATAAAAAATGAAAATTTGGAGGTAGCGACAATGAAAAAATTAGATTTACAACTACTTGCTGGAGAACCAGCATTTGAAGGGCTATTATCAAAAGGCACTAAGTTGTCATACAAAGATGGGGCAACTTCAAAAGATATCGCAGCAGTAAAATCCATTCCAGCATTAGGAACAGACCCTGAAAAAGTAGAAGTGACTCACTTGGGTTCAGAAAAAAAAGCATATATTAAAGGATTACAAGATAGTGAAAGCTTAGAATTTGCTATCGTTTATCAAGGAACAAACTTCAATGATATTCATACTATGGTAAAATCTGGCAAATCATTTGATTTCACGATTACCTATCCTGATGGATTAACAGCAACTTTTTCAGGAGAACCAGATTATAAATTTGATGGAGCAGAAGTCAATCAAGCTATTGGTTTTAATTTAGTTGTAGTAGTATCCAAAGGACCAGATTTTACACCTGTCACTGCTCCAACAACAAAATAAACAACAATTTAAAGAGCAGAGAAACTCTCTGCTCTTTTATTTAGGAGGAAATGTAAATGTCAAAAAATAATTTAGTAGCTATGCCTTTAACAAAAGAGTTTGAATTTGGTGACTTAACACTTCAATTGCGATTAGATGGGAAATCTATTCTTAACATTGAAAAGCGATTAGATGAAGGTATCATGGGATTATTTGTAAAAAAACAAGGGGAACTTAAATTACCACCTGCAAATAGTTTACTCATCATTTTGCAAGGAGCAAATAAGACGAGTGGTGTAACAGATAAGGTTATGGTTGATGCATTCGAAAAATATATTGATTCAGGCAAAACTACAATGGATTTATTTGCAGAAATCAATGATTTCTTAGATGAATCTGGTTTTTTCGGAAAGAAAAAAACGGAGAAAGAAGAGACAAATGGGGAATCTCTGGATCAGGAAGTAACCGAGGAGGAAAGCATGCTGTAACATACAGCACTTTAAGTGAGCTTCTAGAGGCTATGTATCCACAAGCTGTAGAAGCAGGCATCCCAGCTTCAGAATATTGGCTTATGACTTTTGATGAGCTTATGGTACAGATTCAGGCCAACAAAAAGTGTAAAGAAAACGAGCTGAGAGAAAAAGCAATGTTCGATTACTCTCAACAAAAATTAGCAGTTTATGCTTTTAATGATCCAAAAAAATTCCCTAAGTTTGAAGAAGTATATCCTTTTTTGAAAGACGTTGAACAAGTGGTTAATCAAGGAATAAAAGAATACAACACTCAAGAAGACTCAATGTATAGAGATCAGGATATTTTAATGAAAAATGCCAAGGCTATTAAAGAAACTAGGAAACGAAAGATGATTGAAGAAAGGTAGGTGAAAAATATGGCGATAGAACTTGAAACATTAGAAGTTCTGTTAGATGTTAACTTATCAAAAATCGATGCAGCTATGGAGAAAGTTTGGCCTAAGTTTGATTCTATGTTAAAAAAAATTGAAGGTACTTCAAAAGATAGCATGGATAAAACTGAAAAAAATCTAAATATAGATAAAGGCGTACAAGCGTTTAGTAAGCAATTGGATGAATTATCTAAAAATGTTGAGCGTATGACTAATACTATTTCTAAAAATACCAAAGATGCATCAAGTAATATTGGAAATAACTTTGCATCAGGTATAAGGAAAGCAAAACCAAAAGTTTCTAAAGAGGTTGACGCTCTGGTCAATGAAATTAATGCAAAAATGGGTCAAGCAAAAGCAGCACAAGAGAAGGTTGCGTATTTAAAATCACAAAGACAAGATGCATCTGCAAAAGGTGATACGGGGAAAACAATTAAATACGATGAACAAATCGCAAGAGCGCAAGCAAATATGACTAAATTTCATGATCAAGCAAAGGGATTAGCCAAAGGGATAAAATCTGAATTTGACTCGGTGCCAAGTTCTTTAGATAACATTGTGAAAAAAATGGCACTGAACGAAATTCAAATAGAAGCTATGAGAAAGAAAATAAAAGGATTAAAAAGTACGTATGAAGACCAAAGGATTCCGAAAGGTACTTTTCAAAATGGTTTTAAAGAGTTTAAAGATACTCCTGCATCAGACAAAACGGCAGAAGCTATTCAAAAGCAATCAGTCAAAATGAATAAATTAATTAATGACAATGATAGATTGCAAAAAGAATATGCTAAAACAGAAGATAGAGCTAATTCATTGAGAAAAGCTTTAGCACGAATTAATACGGCGTTGGGATCTTCGTCAATTCGTACAGGAGATGCTGTAGATGGAGCTACTAAAACAGGAGCTGGAATGAAACAATCAGAGCGTGCAGTTTCAAGATATGGTGGAGTATTTAATCGTATGCAAAATGCTCTTTCTCATGGATCAAGAGGATTAGGCAATGGTTTTAAAGATAGTCTAGGTTTTGTAAGTAAATTCGGTAGCATATTTTCTTTAACTAGTAATAAAGTTAATCGAGGAACACAAGGAATGTCTCGGCGAACTGGACAGCTAGGTCAGTCGATGCGTGGATTGTTACCATCATTAATTGTTTATCAATTAATTGGAAGAGCAATATCTGGATTAGCCAAAAATTTGTTTGCAGCTTTTAGGACCAATGAACAATTTTCTAATTCTTTAAATCAAATCAAAGTTAATCTTATGACTGCTTTTTATCCCATTTACACAGCGATTTTACCAGCAGTTAATACGTTAATGAATGCACTTGCAACGTTAACAGGCCAATTTGCAGCTTTTATAGCATCTATTTTTGGAACTACTTATCAAGCAGCAAAGACAGGAGCTAGTGGACTTTATGATGATATTCAAGCATTGGAAGATACTGGAGATGCTGCAGAAAAAACTAAGGAAAAAGTGAAAAAATTAGAACGAGTATTGATGGGGTTTGACGAAATCAATAAATTGAGTCTGAATAATGACAAAGAGGATGATAGTTCCTTAGATAAACCTAACAAACCGTCTACTGATTTTGGTGCAGCAACAGGGGATTACCAGCCGCCAGCGTGGATGAAAAACTTTAAAAATCTGCTTAAAGATTTTTTCAAACCATTTCAAGATGCTTGGAATAATCAAGGTAAAAAAGTAATAGATGCTTGGAACTATGCTTTAAAAGAAGTAATAGGATTGGCAAAAGCTATAGGCAAGTCATTTATGGAAGTATGGACTAACGGGACAGGTCAGCGATTTATTGAAAATCTTCTAATATTATTAGCAGATGTATTAAATATTATTGGTGACATAGCAGGTGCATTTAGAAGAGCATGGGAAGACGATGGTAGAGGGACTGCCCTTATACAATCTATATTTGATATGTGGAACTCTATTTTAGAACTTTTGCATAGTGTTGCGACCGCTTTTAGAGATGCATGGAATGACGGTACTGGCGAATCAATTGCTGCTAATATATTAGAAATCTATACTAATATTTTTAAGACAATAGGTAATATTGCTGATCAATTAAAGAAAGCATGGGAATCTAATAATACTGGAAGAGAAATCTTTTCAATAATTCTTGGAATTATTGATGATATTCTAAGTCACATAAATGGTATAACTAAAGCGACTGCTGATTGGGCTAAAACTCTTGATTTTACGCCGTTATTAAGTAGTGTTAAAAATTTACTGAAAAGCATTCGTCCATTAGCTGACAAGGTCGGAGAAGGGTTAGAATGGTTCTATAAAAACGTCTTATTACCTTTAGCAAGCTATACTATTCAAGATTTAATACCAGCATTTTTAGATACGTTAAAAGGAGTTATTGATTTACTTAGTGGCGTCATTGACGCATTTAAGCCAGCTTTTGATTATTTTTGGAACAATGTATTAAAACCCCTAGCCGAATGGACAGGGGGTATAGTAGTTGATGTATTGAAATCACTTGGTGATGTGTTGTCTACAATTGGTCAATGGCTTTCAGAACACGCAGAAGGTTTTTCAAATTTCGTTATAGCTTTTGGTACATTTGTAGGAGCGATTAAAGTAATAGGAGCTGCTGTGAAAGTTGTTGAAGTTCTATCTGGAATCTTCACTTTTCTTTCGAGTATTGGTGGCCTTAGTGGAGTGCTTTCTGCAGTAGGAACAGCGATTGGTACAGTAGTTGGTATTTTAGGAGGACCTATAACAGTAGCGATAGGAGCGGCTATTGCAGCAGGAGTGTTACTTTGGAAAAACTGGGATACAGTAAAAGAAAAAGCAGGACAATTAGGTAAATGGATTAATGAAAAGTGGAATGGAATTAAAAGTTCTACATCTGAAGCTTGGGATAGTGTAAAAAAATGGAGCTCTGAAAAATGGGAAGATACAAAAAAATCAGTTAGTGATAAAGTATCTACAATTAAAACTAATGTGTCAGATAAATGGAGTGAAATAAAAAGAGGAACATCTGATACTTGGGAAAATGTAAAAAGTACAGTATCTGATAAAGCAAATACAGCAAAAAATAATGCTGTTAGTGCATGGTCGAATATGAAAGAAAAAATGGGAAGTTATTCGAGCACAATCAAATCAAATGCAAAAAATGCATTTGATAGTGTAGCTTCTTGGGCATCTGGAATGGGTGAAAAAATAGGCTCAGGATTAAGCAGAGGTGTAAATGCTGTGAAAAGAGGAGCAGCAGCGATTGGTAATGGAATTGTTAGTGTTATTGGGGGCGCTGTAAATGGAGTCATCAATGGTATTAACTGGGTACTAGGAGCAGTAGGATCAAGTAATCGTTTAACTGCGTGGGAAGTTCCAAGGTATGCAAAAGGTACCAATGGACATCCAGGAGGGTATGCAATGGTTAATGATGCTGCTGGCAGCCGTTATCAAGAAATGTTTATGCTGCCTGACGGAAGAGCTGGTTTATTCCCTAAACAAAGAAATTTGTTAGTTAACTTACCTAAAGGTTCGCAAGTTATACCAGGAAATCAAATACCAAATTATGCTAAAGGAACTAGTGGGTGGCTGGATAATCTTCAAGATTTAGCTTCGAATATTTGGGACTATGCAACCAATCCTAAAAAAGTATTAGATGCTGCTGTATCAAAATTTACTGATTTATCTGGAGTGTTTGAACCCGCACTGTCAATTGCTAAAGGTGGAATATCAAAGATGACTGAAGGCGCAGTCGGTTTTGTTAAAAAATTCTTTGATGAGGGTAGCGAATCCCCAAAAGGTACTGGAGTTGAAAGATGGAGGCCTGTTATTAAAAAGGCTTTAAGTATGAATGGATTACCTTCTAATGAAACATATACTGGTGCTTGGTTAAGGCAAGTGCAATCTGAATCTGGAGGAAATGAAAAAGCAGTACAAGGTGGATATGTTGATGTAAACACTATTTCAGGAGACCTTGCAAAAGGGTTACTACAAACAATATCTGCTACATTCAATGCATATAAATTCCCAGGTCATGGAAATATTTTTAATGGATTTGACAATTCATTGGCAGCAATAAACTATGCAAAAAACAGATATGGAGTTACAGGAATGCTTCAAGTTATTGGTCATGGACATGGCTATGCTAAAGGAACACCTTGGGTACCTGAGGACCAATTAGCAATGATTCATAAAGGAGAAATGGTTGTTCCAGCTGGCGCAAATCCTTTTAATCCAGATAATCAATTTAAAGACTTTAAAAATCTGCGTATGCCTGACCAATTATATTCGTCACAAAGTACAATAAATAATACTGATTTTAACAATTCCTCTCCAAATAATGTAAATAGTTATGGTATTTCTAGACTAGAGAATTCTTTGGTTAATGCAATTATGTCCCTAGTGAGTTCTCTTGGTGCATCAGCTTCGCAAAATCGGGATGGTGATATAATTATAAACATAGGCGGAGAAGAATTTGCTCGAATTGCTATTTCTAAAATTAATGAATATAATCGGAAAATTGGTTATAATGCACTTGAAATATAGAGGTGAAACTATGTCTGGAATGTTAAAAATAAACGGACAGACTGTTCGATATCCTAAAGAATATTCAGTAGGGATACAAGCAATTGATGCTGATTCTAGCGGCAGAAATGCTAATGGAGAAATGGTACGAGATGTAATTGCAGAGAAAATTAAATTAACAATGAAGTGGGGGCCTCTGAGTGATTCAGAGGTCTCTTCCATTTTGCAAGCTGTAAAAAGTAATTTCTTTCAAGTTGAATACCCAGACCCCTTGATTGGAAGGCAAAGAGTTAAAACATTTTATGTAGGTGATAGAACAGCTCCTTCTTATTCATGGAATGGTAAATTTGAAGAATTGAAGTGGGAAGGATTAGAAATGAACTTTATTGAACAGTAGGCAGAAAGGAGTATACATGTTAAAAGTTTCAGAAAGATTTTTAGAAAAAATAAAAAGCATGGATAGAAATATCGTCACTCGTATAACTGCAAAAAATAAAGTATACACTGGTAATGATGTTAATTATTTAAAACTTGACTATGGTGCAATGGTCGGAGACAGCCTACAAATTGGCTCTACGTATTCTAACTCTTTAGAAATAGAATTTTGTTCAGTAATTACAGAGTTTGAAGAGATGGACGAAATCATAATTGAATTAGGTGTTGTAATTCATGATGCAGAAAGTGATATCAGTTCAGTTAAACCGGCAAAAGTAGGCTCAGCTAAGATAGGTTCAGCTAAATTAGTTGGATATAAGCCAACTGAATATGAATATGTTAATATGGGAACTTTCTATATTACAGAATCAGATCCTGATAGAAATGAGAAAAAGACTACAATTAAAGCTTTAGACAGTTTCGTTTATATGGAAGGAATGTACAAGTCAGAATTACCTGAAATGGAAACAATAAGAAATATTGCAATTGATATTGCTAATAAAGCTGGTATTAAAGTTGATTTATCGTCATTTAATGGATTAAGCACGGTTAGAATAAAAACTCCTAAAAACTGTACTTATAGACAAGCAATTGGAATGATAGCACAATTTGAATGCGGATACGCTCATTTTAATAGAGATGGACTTTTAACTATAAGAAATCTGACAGATCCACGCTTTCAAATAACGCCAAGTGAATACTTTATGAAAGGCCTAAAAAAGAACGAATTAATGTACAAGCTTGGCGGTATTTCTTGTGAAGTAAGATCTGATGAAGAAGGTAGTAGTGAAACTATATTACTTAAAGCTGGTTCCGATAAAGGAGCTCAGATAAAGTTATCTAATAATTCTATGACACAAACATTATTAGATGATATGTATGTGAAATTAAGGAATTTAAACTTTTACCCATACAATTTATCTTGGCGAGGTAATCCAGCATTGGAAGTTGGAGATTGGATTACTTTTACAGATAGAGAAGGTAACAAATTCAAAAGTCCTAATCTAAGCTATTCTTTAGAATATAGAGGTGGCTTAAAAGGAACGAGTTCAGCCGACACTAAAGCTATTTCATCACAAACAACTCAATTCAAAGGACCTATTCAACAACAACTAGATGATTTATATTCTAGAGTTGATGCTGCTGGTAAAAATAATGTATATGATGGGACAGACGAACCTAAAAATCCGAAAGAAGGGGACCTGTGGTTTAAACCTAATGGCCCAGATACTGAAATTTGGATATATAGAGATGGAAAATGGGTAATGCAAACCTCAACTGCTTTAGATGAAGATATTAAGGAGAAAATTGAAAATTCTACCCCTTCCGACGAAATCGTGAAAACAATTAATTTAAGTCAAGAAATGGATGGAAAAGAATGGCTTAAAATTACAGGTGCAAAAATTTGGCTAACAGATCAAACAAAAATTGATGATGCGATTATTACTCACGGGATGATAGGTTCTGTAGATGCTGGAACAATAAAAGTAGGAACTTTAGATGCTGGTAAAATAAGAGTAGTTAATCTTGATGCTAGCGCAATTAGTACGGGTACTTTGACTGCAATTAATATTGAAGGAGTAAGAATAAAGAGTGCTACAATAACGTCAATAGGACAAGATTTCACGATGATAGAAGATAATGGGTCAATTACTTGGAAAAGAAATAGTGATCAAAAAGAAATTTTCAAATTCTATACTACTCTCATAAATCAAAAAGAAGGAAATGTTAGGTTAGAAGTTTCAGATGAAGGATCTTTTACGATATTTAATAAAAAGCTTAATAAAGCATTTTTGTCATTTTTTGGCGCCACTAATAACATGTCAGGGACAGCTAATTTAGATAATTTTTATGTTGTTGGTAGTGGTCATAGTTTGAATTTTGCACCTGGGAGCTTTGGTTATTCTTCTACAGCCAGTAAGAGTCCTAGTTTAAATGTGAGTAGCAGTGGTTTTAGTATAGGGAATAATGATACTAAAGTATTAGGATCATCTGGAGGAAGGATTAGTATATCCGCTACTTCTACAAGTGTCACAGGAAATCTTAGTGTTACTGGCTCTAAAAATTCTCTTGTTGATACAGAAAACTATGGACAGCGTTTATTAAATGCTTATGAAACTCCAGAATACTATTTTGCAGATTATGGAAAATCAGTAACTGGATCAGATGGCCAAGTAAAAATTGAAATCGAATCTATTTTCTTAGAAACAATTTTTACTAACAATGAAAACTACCATGTTATGTTAAGTCCTTACGGAGAAGGTTCAATTTGGGTAGAAGAAATAAAGAGTACCTATTTTATTGTAAAAAGTGACAAGCCAGAAATACCTTTTTCTTGGAATATTATTGCATATAGAAAAAATTATGAAGATGTTAGACTGAACCAACCTCAATAGTGGAAAAGGAGAATATATGATGCCTATAAAAGAAATGGAAATTTCGTCAGAACAAGTAATTGATCAATTATTAAAAAAAATAACAGAGTTAGAATATGAAAATGCAGCTTTAAAAGCAGTTCTATCTAATAAAGACAGTAATGATTAAGGAGTGTTTTTATGTCTTATGAAAAACAGCATTGGCAAACATATGATGAATTAAAGACAGAAGAAGAGAATAAAGCGTTAGGTGCAGTTGTAACATCTGAACGCATGAATCATGTAGAAGATGGAATCGCAATCTCACACGAAAACATTGATAGTCATACTAAGCAGTTTGATAATCCTCATAAGGTAACTTCTGAACAGGTAGGAGCTTATACTAAAGAAGAATCTAATAAAAAATTCGCAGCATTGGGCAGTTCGTATACAAAAAAAGAATCAGAGGATTTATTTATTGAACAAGCTGAAGCAGAAAATGGTCTATTTGTAAGGAAAAATTCTAAAATATTAGATTTAAATGATGCTGTGGATCCAGGTATTTATTCGATTCCAGCTACAGGGGTGGAAAATAAACCATTACCAAACTCTGGAAGCTTGATTGTTAATAAAGATTCAGGTGGAGTCAGACAATTATTTCAAACAGAACGGACAGTTGTTATTCGCCAATTTGGTGGAATCCCTTCAACATGGACAGACTGGAAAGAAGTCGCATTTGCACCGAATGTTGTGAATTTAACTGAACCCCAGCGTATAGGTGGGATTAAAGAGTTTTCTGAAATTCCTTTAGTAAATGGAAAAGAAGTTGCTTTAAAAGATGAAACGTTTATTTACAAAAAAGCAGGACTGGATGAAGTAGAAGCTGCATACAGAAGTGCTTTTGGAGCAGAAACCAATATTCTTTTAGTTCGTAAGGGAAATAAGGTCGATGCTTATTTGCGAGTTAATGTGGTGGATGTAGAAAAATTAAAGCCAAACATGGTCCAAATTTTTAAAATTCCTAAAGGATTTATGATTGATCAAGAAATGAGAGCAGGATATTGGAATACCGCATTAACAACTGTGCAATATACCTATCCTCAAGGTAATTATGGAGCATTATATGAGGAAGGCGTGAAGGGAATTAGGTTTGGTAGTGACAGAAAAGGGAATCATTATGTTTGTGGTAGTTGGTACACTGCAGATGCTTTCCCGGAAACATAAAATAATGATGGAATAAACTAAAGATAAACCGTTTAGCGAAAGCTAAGCGGTTTTATTGTAAGTAGAAAGTAGGTGCAGGATGAACTTAACACTAGAACAATGGTTAGCGGTGATTACATTTTTAAGCGGAATTATCTTCGCATTAATGAAATTCTATCATGTCTTCTCTCAATTAGAAGATAGCATGAAAGAACTAAAACAGGCTGTTGACCGATTAAATAACCATGAAGTGCGCATTAGTCGATTGGAAGAACAAAATAAAACCCTCTTTCGAGGAATTGGAGGAAATAAAAATGATTGATTGGAAATCAAGAATAAAAAATAAACAATTCTGGTTGTCTCTTATTCCTGCAGTTTTGCTAGTTATTCAAGTAGTTGCAGTTCCTTTTGGGTATAAATTTCAAATTGATGTGATTAATCAGCAACTGCTAGATGTTGTCAATGCAGTGTTTGTTGTATTAACTATTTTAGGAATTGTGACAGACCATACAACGCCTGGTTTATCAGATAAAAAGGAGACAAATAAATGAAAAAGAAAATTTTAGCAGGAGCGCTTGTCGCTCTGTTTTTTATGCCTACTGCTGTATTTGCCGCAAAAGGTGACCAAGGCGTTGACTGGGCGATTTATCAAGGTGAACAAGGGCGTTTTGGTTATGCACATGATAAATTCGCTATCGCTCAAATTGGCGGCTACAATGCTAGTGGTATTTACGATCAGTATACCTATAAAACTCAAGTAGCAAGTGCCATTGCTCAAGGAAAAAGAGCACATACTTATATTTGGTATGACACGTTCGGTAGCATGGATATTGCCAAAATAACAATGGATTATTTCTTACCACGTATTCAAACACCAAAAAATTCTATTGTAGCATTGGATTTTGAACATGGAGCTAGTCCTGATATAAACGCAAATACGGAAACAATCTTGTATGGTATGCGACGGATTAAAGAGGCAGGTTACACGCCAATGTATTATAGCTACAAGCCTTTTACGTTACAATACGTGGACTATCAGAAAATTATTAAAGAGTTTCCTAACTCTTTATGGATTGCTGCCTATCCTAGCTATGAGGTAACGCCAGAACCACTATATGCTTATTTCCCAAGTATGGAGGGCATTGGAATATGGCAATTTACATCCACTTATATTGCTGGTGGGTTAGATGGTAACGTAGACTTAACAGGAATTACGGATAGCGGATATACGGCTACTGACAAACCAGAAACGGACACGCCAGCAACAGATGCAGGGGAAGAAATTGAAAAAACACCCAATTCTGATGTTAGAGTCGGTGACACGGTTAAAGTGAAATTTAATGTTGATGCTTGGGCAACTGGTGAAGCTATTCCAGATTGGGTAAAAGGAAACAGCTATAAAGTGCAAGAAGTAACTGGAAGCAGAGTGTTGCTAGAAGGCATTTTGTCGTGGATTAGCAAAGGGGATATTGAACTATTGCCAGATGCAACAGTCGTCCCTGATAAGCAACCAGAAGCAACTCATGTGGTACAATACGGTGAAACGTTATCCAGCATTGCTTATCAATATGGAACAGACTATCAAACGTTGGCGGCATTAAATGGATTGGCTAATCCAAATCTTATTTATCCTAGTCAAGTTTTGAAAGTAAATGGATCAGCAGTAAGTAACGTTTACACAGTTCAATACGGTGATAATTTATCTAGCATTGCAGGTAAACTTGGAACGACTTATCAAACATTAGCTGCATTAAACGGATTAAAAAATCCTAACTTGATTTATCCTGGCCAAAATTTAAATTACTAACAAAAAAGTAAAAGCCTACTTCTCAATTCGAGAGGTAGGCTTATTTTTATAAATATTCTACATTTTCACCGTTTACTAAAAATAGAGTTGCTTCAGGTTGTTCTTCTAAAATTTCTAAACCTTCATCAAATTCAGTTTCTTCGCAGTACTCTTTAAATTCGTTTCTTTCAACAATCCATAGATCACCTTTTCTAAAATCTTGAGACATAGACCACACATCACTTTTAAATTTTGAAAACACAACATCCATCTCAGTTGAAAAAGTCATTTCATAATTTTCTAAATAGTTTTCTAATTCTGTTTTTGTCATTTTAATTACCCCTTCATTTTTTTATTTTGATGATACTATTTTGTAGACTCCCTTTCTTTATCATTCTTGTATAAGTGAGATACAAGTTGATCCAAAGTTTTGTCTACTGCTAAAGCTAATAGTATCATTGTGCCAATCTTAACATTTTTCCAATCATCAGAATTATTCAGTCTCGTTAAACTGCTAGCAGTTATACCAGTTTTTTTACTTATCTGATAGTTGCTAGTAAACCCAAAATCTTTCTTGAATTGTTCGAACCAATTCACTGCGAATCACTACTTTCTTTTACTTAAAATCCCTACAATCACTAAAACGACAATATAAGTAACCCAATTAATTACATTGAAAATTGTAAGCACTAAACCAACTAAAACGATGGCTAATAATGTTAAACTGTAAACTTTTCTTTTCATGTCTTTCATGCTAGAATTAATTTATAGAGAGGGAGCCGTAGCTCCCACAATCAATGTTCTTTTTTGTCGTTGTCATTATCTTTGTTTAGGTCTTTTAAAAGTTTTGCGGCTGTTAAAATTCCTACTACGATGGCAACGGCTTTTCCTATATCGTCTAGCAT